ATGGAGGTATATCACACGTAACTTGGTCTGTAACTAACGGTTCTACTTATATGGATATTACAGTACACCATGATAACTGGGGAAATAATTATCTAGCGACTGCAAATATGTCAATAGGTATATATGGAATGCTTCCTTTACAAAAGTATACTAATTCTAGTTCTCACGGTACAACTACTACTACATTTAGACTACTGGCACAATCCTTTAGTGTGGCAGTTGATGATTACCGACCCGAAATGGAGATTGTATTCTATCAAGTATAGTAATTAATCTTGAACAATCAAGAAACAAACTATCCTATTGTTGAAGTTCAGTGGTTTGACCATGAATCTAATGGTGGACCGGGATGGGAAGAGCTAACAGATCAACTAAAGTGGGCAGCTGAGCCTCCCGCTATGGCTACATCTGTTGGATATCTCATATATTCTTGTTCAACATACATTGTTATTGCTGATACAATAATGATGAATGAACAATGCGGTTGTGTAAATAAGCTTCTTAGAAGCTCAATTATTTCAGAAAGGACTCTCGATGAAGGAAGACCCACGGTTAATAGAACTGAGAGACAAGTTAATCAATAGTACCTTAGAGTACTTGGCTGTTGAGCTATCAGACAAGAGCATCAATGCTGCTCGTGCTGTTCTCAAGGATCTTAGTACTAAGGATACAATCGAAGGATTAACGTCTGCTCAGGCAGAAGCAATTAAGGAATCTCTTGGAGATGCTCCTTTTAGATTTGGTACGTAGTATACTCTAGGGAGATACCATGAATAGAATAGACGAGAAGAATATCCCAGACTTTGTTCCTAGTGAGGTTATAGAAGACCTTAGGAATCATATGTTCTATGTATTTAAGTACATGGGACTAGGAGAACCTACTCCTCTACAATATGGCATGGCTGAAGCTCTTCAAGAGGGTGCTACAGATATGATCCTTCAGGCTGGTAGAGGTACAGGAAAGTCTGTCATCACTGCCGTACTGGTATCTTGGTGGTTACTCAGGGATCCTAACTCTACTACTCTTGTCATCTCTGCCACAGCACAGAAGTCTATTGACTTTATTAGCATGGTCCGTAAGATTATTGAACTAGTACCCTACTGCAGCCATCTTCTGCCTAATGATAATGATGTTGATAATGCCTTTATGTTCAATGTCGGCTGTAGAAACAGAATAGGACAGGACAAGAGCGTTGCGGCTTCTGGTATTGGTAGTCAGATCGTTGGTAAGCACGCTGAGTATATCGTTGGAGATGATGTTGAAGTACGAGGCAACTGCGAGACTGCGGAGCAACGTAATAAGCTTCTGGGCAGGATCTATGAGTTTGAATCCATCAGGAACCAAGGAGGTCGCGTTATCTTCTTAGGTACTCCACATACTCAAGAGTCAAACTACAATCAGCTCAATACACAAGGCTATGAGTGTGTTAAGTTTCCTGCCCTCTTCCCTGATTCTAGTATAGATTCTTTGTGTGTTAATGTAGCCCAATGGGTTTGGGACAGACAAAGAGAATTAGGTGTAGAAGACAATACACCCACACAGCCAGAAAGGTTTGACACAGAGGTTCTTAATGAGAGAATGGCTCGTATTGGGCCAGCAAACTTTGCACTACAGTTTAGGTTGGATACTAGCCTATCTGATGAAGCTAAGTATACTCTCAAGCTAGCTGATATTGTAGTGTGTGACTTAGACAAGGACATGGGTCCAGATAAGATTGTACATGCCACATCAGAGGCACATAAAGGAATACCTTCCTTTGGTCTAGCTGGAGATATGTGCTATAAGCCTATGTTCATAAGCGATAGTTTCTCTCCGTACCAACAGACTACGATGACAATAGATCCATCGGGACGAGGTTCCGATGAAACTGGAATTGTAATAGCCTCATATCTCCATGGTTTTATCTTTATCCATGAGATGGATGGAATCGAAGGTGGGTATGATGATGCTACTCTACTTAGGATTGCTAAGCTTGCTCATCAGTATGATATCAAGCTGATTAGATATGAAGAGAACTTTGGCGATGGTATGTTTGGTAATCTCTTACAGCCAGTTATCGCTAAGGTGTGTGGTCAAGTTGCAGTGGAGGGCTTTAGGGTTTCTACACGCAAGGAAGAACGCATAATGGACACGTTAGAACCTGTCCTTGCAAATCACAGATTAGTTATGTCCCCTAGAGTAATCCGTCAAGAGAAGAATCAGCTTCAGCTGACTAGGATTACACGGGATAGAGGATCTTTAGTTCACGACGATAGAATAGATTGCCTTGCTTCTTCTGTAGGATACTTTACAGAGAACATGGGGATTGATGTAGATAAGGTTATTGCTAAGAATGAAGAAAAGGCTCATAAAGAGTTCATGGACATCCTTGCTAACGATGAAAGATATGTTGAATATATTATTAAAACATGCACCAGTGGAGCTGCTTATCCTACTCAGGATAGTATACCTAAAAAGCCTACTGGAAAGCTCGGAGGTCGATTTAAGTCTAACTTCGGTTGGTAATAGAAAGGAAAACTTATGGCAGTAGCAGCAGGATTGATGGTTGCTCAAGGAGCTTTCACAGTTGCTCAAGGTATTAGAGAGCAGGAAAGAAAGAATGCCCAAGCTTATGGTAATTACCTACAGGGAGAACATAAGAAGGGACTTGAAACTGATAGGGCTAATGAAAAACTAAACCAAAAAATGCAGCAGAGTTTGAGGTCTAATTCTCAGATTGCTGATTATTCTTTGACTCAGGCTGTAGCTAATTCTCAAGCCGTGACTAGGAATAGAGACCAAAAAGAGTCGTTCATTAATAAACAAAAAAGACTAGAGGAAGGACAGGCTCAAGCCTCTGAAGATTCTAGAAATATTGATACTGGTTCTGGTACAGCTCAAGCCCTTAGAAGAGCTAGGGTAAAAGATGCATCGGATACTTTTCATGCACTTGATATGAACTATACTGACCAACTAGCACAGATTTACCAACAAAGAAAACAACAACTAGCTTCTAGAGATAGTACTATGTACGCTCCTATTAACTTTGCCCCTTCTGAAGCTCCCATCCCTACGGATGATACTTGGTGATTATAGCAGGTGGTATGTTAGGTACGGGCGGTAGATTAGCTGGCGAAGGATATATTTAGGAGATATTATGCCAATAGATTCCAATACAAGAAGAGGCCAAGGCTTCTCTGATACTACAAATAGTCCCCAAGAGAGGGCATCACGCGGTCAGGTTCAGTATGGAACTAAGGCAGCCTTAAGTGCTGGCGTAATGGCTGGAGGTTACACTAATCAAAACTTAGCAATTGCTTCTCAGGTAGATCAATCTAATCCATACCCTTTCCTTGCTGCTGGTGCTGGTGCAATGGCTATTGGCCTTTCTAGAAGAGATGATGCACTAAGGAAAAAGGCTACAGATGCAGACAACACTACTTTTAATGAGTTACTGTTACAAGAGGCTACACTGAAACAAGCAGGCGATGAAGATGCTCTTGCAGAGTTCTATAGTAATACAGAATCTAACGTAATGACTACGACAAGAGGGCAAACTAAGGTTAAAGACTGGAAAATGGCAGGACTTGGAGAAGACCCTGCTGTTCTTGCAAGAAGAGCAGAAGAGCAAGCTAATTATATATTACATGCCCAAACATTGTCAACAGAGGATCTTAAGTCGCAGATCGCAGACCCTAACTTAGATCGAGATGTAAGATTTGCTTACGCTTCAGTAATACAAGGAAGATTCGCTGCAGGTGTAGGTGCTCAACAGACACAGGCTGCTCAAGAAGCTCTTATGGCAGTTACTGATCACGTATTATCTGATCAAGTATCTCTATCTCAGGTTATAGGTGTTCTCAATGGATCCACAGCTCCATTAGAGTTTATAGAAAGTATTCCCGACTTAGACCCAGATCAAGCAGCCTCTATGCTGGAAAACTGGCCTCAAGTATTAAAGTCAATGGAAGCCGGAGTTTCTTCTAAAGCTGCTACTAGCTTTACTGCACAAGTTACTCCAAACACTATAGCACACTTTAATACGAGCTTAGAACAGGCTCCATTAAGCGTACAACCAATTCTATTTAATGGTGCTCTAGGTAGTCTAATAACTAATCCAAAGTTCTCTGCTTCAGAGAGGCTGACATCTATAGAGATGCTTAACGATTCATTAAACTCTCAAGCAGAGTCTGTACAGACAGTAGTAAGACCAGAGATTAGGAAGGCTTCAGCGGGTCTTCTCGCTGTGAGATCCGAAGAGACTGTGAAGCTTCTTGGTGCAACTGAAGATGTTAAAGACCAAAAACTTATTGTAACAAACTTCATGGACGATTTTAATAAGAATTCAGCACTTCAGGGATATGAAGTAAGTATGGGTTTTGATCCTGATAACCCTAATCTTATGCAGTTTACAGACCTTGATGGTGATCCTGTAAATCTTTCTGAAGACGAGGATTCATCTCAATGGGTTTCTGCTACAGCTGTAGTAAAATCTTACAATACAGAAGTACTGAGAAACACAGGCAGTAATTCTATTCCTCAGGCAATAGAGGCAATGATGCTGGGTTACATGCATAATAATGAAGCATCAGCATATATAGGATTATCAGAGACACTAACTAATCTGGTCCTAGCTTCTATTAATACGACTGGAACTTCTGATTGGCTTCCTGAAAGTATTATAGCAAATGAGGCAAGCATAAGGGAACGAACAGGAACAGAGACGGCTACTAAAGGTACTCTAGGTGCAGCAATACTTGCAGATACTCTTGAGTATTCTGAAAGATCAAATGATCCAGAAGGTACTAGAAGAGCAAT